CGCCTGACCCCACAAACCAAGCCGGGTTTGTACGTCTTTCTAGCGGCTCAGAGATCATCACAACAATTCAAACTCGCCAAGAAATTTTGGTGTTTACCGACTCGGCTGTGTATTCACTTCAATACCTCGGCCCCCCTTATGTCTGGGCACCGCAGTTGCTTGGTGAAAACATCTCTATTTACGGCCCCAATGCTGTAGCTATAGCTTCTGGTGTTGTGTATTGGATGGGTATAGACAAGTTCTACGCATACGATGGCCGTGTAAACACGTTGCCTTGTGCTTTGCTTCGGTTTATTTTTAACGATATTAATAAAGAGCAGAACCTACAGGTGTTTGCGGGAACAAACGAGGGCTTTAATGAGGTCTGGTGGTTCTATTGCTCGGCCAACACGTCGGCTATTGACAAGTACGTTATCTATAACTACGTTGAAAAAATCTGGTACTACGGCACTATGGCACGAACAGCGTGGCTTGATTCAGGTCTAAGAGACTATCCATTAGCTACCACATATCAGCCAAATACTACGGGCAACATTGTGGAGCATGAGAACGGCCTAAACGACAACGCAACTGCCACAGAAACGGCTTTGGACGCTTATATATCTTCGTCTGAGTTTGATATTGGTGACGGTCATAACTTTGGGTTTGTGTGGCGGGTGCTGCCAGATTTAACTTTTGGTGCTTCTACAAACACCCCCACTGCCGTTGCCCCGCAGGTAACCATGACGCTGTACGGTCTGGCTAATTCTGGCTCGGGAACTACAAGCACTGCTAACGGCACAGTTGTAAAGGGTAGTACGTACGTCATTACCGAAGAGTTTACAGGCCAGATATTTACTCGCATGCGTGGTCGCCAGATGATCTTTAAGATTGGATCAAATCAGATTAATACGCAGTGGCAACTAGGCGCTCCCAGAATTGACATCAGACCTGACGGCAGACGCTAATGGCTGAACTAAACGCAACCCCGCCAAGCTTATCTTTGCCCCCTGACGCGTACGACAGGCGGTACTTTGACCAGTTTAATAACATCTTACGTCTGTACTTTAATCAGCTAAACAACCCCGGAGATATGGGCGGGGCAACGTTAAATTTAAACCTTGACACACTGCCGACTGAAGCGGACTTTGCTAGCTTGCGACTGGGTGATGTTTACAGAGATACACAAGATGGTGTACAAGCTGGTAGCCAAATGCTTCGCATAAAGACGTCAACATGATATTATCGACTAACCCCCATTTTGAGAGGCAAAAATGAGCCTACACAAGTTTGCCGAACAAGTAGCATCGCAAGGCCGCGGCGACGACTCGTTACTAGTACACATGACGCCGGACGAAGTCCAGCGCTTACAACAGTTTGCCCAAGCTAACGGCACAACGCTGACCATCAATCCTACTACGGGTTTACCCGAAGCTGGCATGTTGTCGGACTTGTTTAAAGCCATTGCCCCTATTGCGCTTGGCGCATTCTTAGGCCCTGCTGGATTGGGCATGTCTTCTATGATGGCTGGGGTTGCCACAGGCGGTATTACAACTTTAGCTACCGGTAGTTTATCTCGCGGCCTCATGGCCGGATTGGGTGCTTATGGTGGAGCGGGTCTGGGCGAAAGCTTAATGAATGCCGGTTCTGCGGGGATGGCGTCTACTGCGGGTGCTACGGCAGGAGCCGAAGCTGCGCAACAAGGTCTGTCTGAAGCCGCTAGATCGCAAGCAATTGACGAGGCCGTAAGAGCACAAGGTTTTAATGAGGCTATGGGTAAAACTGCGGCATCAGATGTGTTCGGCGCGGGGGCTAAAGCCGCAGCCACAAATCCAATGGCGTTTGCCAAACAAAACCTTGGCAACTTAGCTTACGCCGCTGCACCAATTGCCGCAGGCATGATGGTTCCAACGACCACTAAAATGCCAAACCCCAAAGACACTGGTTACATCCGGCAGATGGCGTACAACATTAACCCAGACACAGGCATGCCAGATCCTTTGTATGGCAGAGTTGAAATGGCTCCTATCAAAGCCAGTGAGTTTGGAAACAAAACATTCCAAGGCCAGCGTGACTTGTTCTACAAACAGAATCAAAACCCCTACGAACTTGGCGTGGGTTCTTTAAACCAACCACCACAGCAACAAGCAACTCCTATGGCTTCGGGCGGTATTGTGGCTCTTGCTGATGGCGGAGACGCGGCCCTTGCTGCATATCAGGCTGGAAATTACGGAGAAGCTAGCCGCTTGCTTGGCGAAGCCGGTATGAGCGCTCAAGACGTGATAAGCAAATATGGTTTAAGCCAAGCAGATGCCGCAACTGTGGCACAGAACTTAGGCTATAAAGGCGATATGAGTGGACTTCAGTACGCGGCTCCCCCAGCCCCTACATACACTCAGTACACGCCAGAACAGATGGGGAGCTACTTATCAAACCCCGTTAATCAAAATGTAAATCTTCAAGATGCAATTAAAGCAACCAATGCCGATCCTGCCGCAGTTAATGCGTATCTTGCTAGCATAGCTGACCCGTTTAGAGGGTCTACTGACACGACCGGTGGTTCGGGCGTGCTGGGTATTTACAACCGCATGGTTAGCGAAGGTATTGATCCTACAGAGTTGTATAAGGCCGAGATTGCAAACGACCCCAAGTATGCTGGCTACACACAGCCAATGATTCAAAAAGCTTACGACTTAAGCAAAGGCGCGTACGCGCTATCTGCCGCAGAAAAAGACGGCGTCTCGGATAAAGAGTGGGTCAACTTCATGGATACTAACAAGTATTCCATAGACGATATGGCACAAGCTTTTGGACTTTCTAGAAATGAAGTCAAGAGTCGATACGACGCAGTTAAGAATGCTGAAAAAAAAGTTGTAACACCAATTACGACAGTAACAGGTGGCACAGGCAACAACGTTATTACAGGCACAGGCATAGGCACAGGCGTAATTCCCGGCGGCACTTATGGCTCTGGCCCTGCTACGGGCGTTGATTACCGTGGTAACACAGTGTCTATTGCCACTCCCGGCGACATCATCACAAACACCGATGGCACACGTACAGTCGTGCCAAATATCCCCGGTCGTCCAGCAGGCGGCTTTACAGGCATGGAGGGAGTTAAGAGTGCGTACACCGCCGGTGGCGGTAGCTTGGGCTACACAGCCCCAATACCAAAAGACCCAGCGACTTACTACAACAAGATGACCGAGGACTCGTTGGACGCATACAACTTTCTGATGGGCAAAGGTAAGAATTTAACGCAACGTAAAGCAGAAACACAAAACAGACCTGTAATGCAACGGTACGACGAAGCTGTGTTGGGTAGAAAAATTACAAGACCTGTAAGAACAACCGCCACTACAAAGTCAGTTACAGGAGTCCCCGGTAACCCACAGACGTACTTTAACGAAGCCGAGTACCTTGCGGCTAATCCCGATGTTGCAGCCGAGTTGAAATCTGGCAAGTCTAACTTTACATCTGCATACGAGCACTACTTGATGTACGGTAAAAAAGAAGGCCGTCCGTTTACTGGTGATTACGAAGGTTATTTGACTGCCGCAGCTTTGGCTAGTGCGGCTCGAGAAAGTGGTGATGATGGTGGTGGGCCCGGTAATAACGGTGGTGGGGGCGGAGGTGGGGGCGGAGGTGGAGGCGGAAATGCTGCTGGCGCTGCTGCTGCGGCTGCGGGCGGAAATGCGGCTCCCGGTACAGGTAATGCTGCCACCGCTGCTGATGCTGCCACCGCTGCCACCGCTGCCGCCAGTGTTGGTGTTGGTGATGCTGCTGCTTCTGGCGGTAAGCGTGGCGGGTATGTTGCAGGCTACGCCCTAGGTGGGTTAGGCTCACTTGGCTCTTATTCTGATGGCGGTCGTTTACTCAGAGGCCCCGGAGATGGCGTGTCTGACAGCATCCCTGCAACCATTGGACGCAAGCAACAACCCGCACGTCTTGCCGATGGTGAGTTTGTGATCCCTGCGCGTATCGTGTCTGAACTTGGTAACGGCTCTACAGATGCAGGCGCTAAGAAACTCTACGCCATGATGGATCGTGTGCAACGTGCACGCGGCAAGACCACAGGTAAAAACAAAGTAGCGGCCAACAGCCGCTCTGATAAATATCTTCCCGCGTAAGGAATAGATCATGGCAACATCACCATCTTCAGTACAAGAATATCAAACAGGCTTTGCGGAACCAATCCGCCCTTTTGCAGAGAAACTGCTAGCCGACGCGCAGTTACAAACTGACATAGACGCAACCCCCTACATGCAGTACATGCGGGATCGTCAGGCGCAGTTTACGCCTTTGCAGCAACAGTCGTTTGAAAACGCAGGGCTCATGCAGACCGCCCCTCAGTTGGGTGATGCCACAGCTATGGCGGGTTTGGCAGGTCTTGGCGCACTCAATACGCAGTACACGTTTAACCCATATCAGACACAGCAGTTTACGGGAACAAACACGCTGCCCGGATACGACGCACAAGGTAAGTTTCAGCCCGGCACGGGCTCAGTTGGCCAGTACATGTCTCCGTACATGGACACGGTGGTGGCTCGCCAGCAATCAGACGCACAACGGCAAGGGGAAATTTCCCGTCAGATGCAAAATGCCCAAGCTGCTCGTTCCGGTGCTTTTGGCAGTAGCGGCAATATGTTGGCTAATAACCAACTTAACGCGTCTTTAATGCGTCAAAAGGGCGACATCCAAGCCAAGGGACTTCAAGACGCCTACCAACAGGCAATGCAGCAGTTTAATCAATCTCAAGCGCAGAACTTAGCGGGTAACCAACTTAATGCACAACAGCAACAGTTTGGCGCGGGTCTTGGACTACAAGGTTTACAAACAGCCATGACAGGCGCTAAGTCTTTGGCTGATATTGGTCAGACACAGTACGGCCAGAACCTTGGCCTCTTGGATGTTCAAAATCGTTTTGGTGCTCAGCAACAACAGCAAGTGCAGAACGCGCTAAACACTGAGTATCAAGACTTCCTAAACTACCAGAACTACCCGTACAAGCAACTGGGCTTTATGTCTGACATGATCCGTGGTTTGCCTTTGACTCAACAGTCTCAGACCATGTACGCACAACCCCCGTCAATGATTCAACAAGCTGCCGGTTTGGGTATTACAGGTAAAGCACTGGGCGTGTTTGCTAAAGGCGGTTCTGTTGACGACCGCCCTGCTGGGCTAGCAGACTTGGCAATCTACAGAATGGGTCAGGATTAAATCATGCAATTAGAAGAACTATCTAATATCTCTGACAATCTGGCAATGATGCCAGACCCTGCTTTGCAGCAGTTTGCGCAGATGCACAAGCAAGACCCGT